CCCGAACCCAAACCCCTCCAACGCAAGGAACCCAAGCAATGAGCACCTATGCCAGTTTTCAAGGCCGCGTCTTCCTCGGCAAGCGCGACACCGACGGCCTTCCCATCGAAGTGCGCTCGCCCGGCAACGTCGCCGAGCTGAAGCTCTCCCTCAAGACCGACGTCCTGGAGCACTACGAGAGCCAGACCGGCCAGCGCTCGCTCGACCACCGCATGGTCAAGCAGAAGTCGGCCACGGTGAACCTCACCATCGAGGAGTTCACCAAGGAGAACCTGGCGCTCGCGCTGTACGGCACGCACGTGGTCGGCACGCCGGGCACCGTGACGGACGAACCCATCGGTGGCGCCACGCCGACGGTGGGCGACCGCTACTTCTTCGCCCACCCCAAGGTGTCCTCGCTGGTGGTCGTCGATTCCGCTGGCACGCCGGCCACCCTGACGGCCGGCACCCACTACACCGCCGACCTGGACTTCGGTGCCCTCCAGTTTCTGGATACCACCGGCTTCACCGCGCCGTTCAAGGCAAGCTACGGCTACGGCGTGGCCACCGAGATCGGCATCTTCACGCAGGCGCTGCCTGAGCGTTACCTGCGGCTCGAAGGGGTCAACACCGCCCAGGGCAACGCCAAGGTGCTGGTCGAGCTCTACCGCGTGGCCTTCGACCCGCTCAAGGAGATCTCCTTCATCTCCGACGAGTACAACAAGTTCGAGCTGGAAGGCTCGCTGCTGGCCGACAGCACCAAGCCCTTCGACGCGGTGCTCGGCCAGTTCGGCCGCATCGTGCAGCTCTGAAGCGTGGGTGAGCCATGAATGATCTGGACACCCTCGTTCCGCAAGGAATCGAACTCGTCATCGACGGCGAGCCCCTGGTGATCAAGCCGCTGAAGGTCGGGCAGTTGCCCGGCTTTCTGCGCGCCATCTCGCCGGTGATGCAGCAGATCTCGTCCACCGAGATCGACTGGCTGGCGCTGTTTGGCGAGCGCGGCGATGACCTGCTGTCGGCCATCGCCATCGCGGTCGGCAAGCCCCGGGCCTGGGTCGACGAGCTGGCCGCCGACGAGGCGATCCTGCTGGCGGCCCAGGTGATCGAGGTCAATGCCGATTTTTTTACCCGGACGGTGATGCCGAGACTCGACGGGGTGCTCGCGGCGGGCCTGAAGGTGCCGGCAGCGAAGGGTGGTTCGACGCCATCCAGCACCTGATCGAGCACGGCCACCGATTGCCCGACATCCTCGGCTACACGCTGGCGCAGTTGCGCGGCTTCATGGCGGCCACGACCCGGTCGGACGCCGCGCGCGATGCGCGACTGCTGTCACTGCTCGCCATCGGAACGCGCGGCGACGCGCGCCAGCTCGACAAGACCCTCGACCGCTTGAACGACCAAGCCCGTGACCATGCGCATCTCGATCCGCATCGATAGCGCCGCCGGCAACGCACAGTTGCGCCGCTGGGGCGGCGAGTTCCGGAACAAGGTGCAGAAGGCCGTGGAGCGCGCGATGCGCACCGAGGCCACCGAGATCAAGGACGACGTGCGCGGCCACGTGGCCGGTCAGATGTCGGTGGTCAGGAAGTCCTTCATCAAGGGCTTCACAGCGAAGGTGTTGGCCAAGGACCCGAAACGGCTGCCGGCGCTCTACGTGGGCTCACGGATTCCGTGGTCGGCCATGCACGAGACCGGTGGACAGATCGCCGGGCGGATGCTGATCCCCTTGCACGGACGGGTCGGACGCAAGCGCTTCAAGGCGCAAGTGGCCGAACTCATGCGCGGCGGCAACGCCTACTTCATCAAGAACGCCAAGGGGAACATCGTCCTGATGGCCGAGAACATCAAGGAGCACGACCGGCCGCTGTCGGGCTTCAAGCGCCGCTACCGCAAGGCCGAGGGCGTCAAGCGCCTCAAGCGCGGCGCCGACATCCCCATCGCCGTGCTCGTGCCCAAGGTGGTGCTCAAGAAGCGTCTGAACGTCGAGCGCCTGGTCGCGGGTCGGATTCCACGCCTGTCGGCCGCGGTGGAGCAGAGCCTGAATCAAATCGTGTGACCACTATCGCGGAACACGCACGTAGCGAATGGGGTTCTGCGATCCACTGCCAGCAGTGCCGAATAGGGACGAGGCGTTCTTCTGACTGAAGCTCGCCCCCGTCAGTGGGGCTTCGTGAAGAGGCACGAAAGTGAATCGGCCCTCTGAATCTGGGCCTTGCCACTCCTTGACCTCGAAGACACCACGGACGATGCCGTTGGCGTGAATGATCGCGTAGCGGCATCGCGAAGCGCGCTGCTTGCTGAGCTTCCAGCGGCCCTTGGAGACGTCGAGCAGCGTGGACTTCTGTGCAACGACTTCAGCCCACCGCCGATTGATGTTGATCGCGACGACTTCCTCCGACTCGGCGAGGCCCGGTAGATCTGCAATTCGGAAAGGTTCGCCTTTCGTCGCTTCCAGGTCTTGCACCGTCTTCAAGCCGAAGTGAGTCGTGCCATGACCAGAGACCTGATTCGTCAGAGCGCCTCCTAGCTGCCAGTCAAGAACGCTGATGAGGGCGGCCTCAATCAGCAGCGCCTGCTCGGGGGTCAGCCCTTCCCGGACGATGTACATGGACGGATCGGAGCCCGCTCGCAGCAGGGCCGCAATGCGCTGCCGCTTCGGCGACAGGCCATCTGTGTCGACGTCCTCATCTTCCGGAGTTTCGAGCAGGCGCATTGGATCGTCGGTCAGTAGTCGACGCACATCTTCGACGTGATCGAAGACCCGATTTCCTTGGCCCTTGCCCACGTAAAAGATCCGGTCGTCCAAGTCTGCAAGGGCATAGACATAGGACCCGATCGCTTCAACGGTTGCCGGTGAGAACACAACCCATCCTTTCGCTCATCAGTTACTTGGAATCTACCCGCGATGTCTAGCAAGCGCATCAGCATCCTCGTCGCGCTCGAAGGTGCCGACGAAGGGCTCAAGCGCGCCATCACGTCGGCCGAGCGCAGCCTCGGCGAACTGTCCAACACGGCCAAGACCAGCGGCGCCAAGGCCGCGTCGGGCATCGCCGAAGTGCGCGCGGGCATGTCCGCCTTCGGCGAGCAGGTCAACCGCGCCAAGACCCAGCTGCTGGCTTTCCTGACCATCAACTGGGCCAGCGGCAAGGTCCAGGAGATCGTGCAGATCGCCGACGCGTGGAACATGATGTCCGCGCGCCTGAAGCTGGCCACGGCCGGGCAGCGCGAGTACGTCACCGCTCAGAAGGAACTCTTCGCCATCGCGCAGCGCATCGGCGTGCCGATCCAGGAGACGGCCACGCTGTACGGCAAGCTGCAGCAGGCCGTCCGCATGCTCGGTGGCGAACAGCAGGACGCGCTCTCCATCACCGAGAGCATCTCGCAGGCCCTGCGCTTGTCAGGCGCGTCCGCCACCGAAGCCCAGTCTTCGCTGCTGCAGTTCGGCCAGGCGTTGGCCTCGGGTGTGCTGCGCGGCGAAGAGTTCAACTCCGTCGTCGAGAACAGCCCGCGCCTGGCGCAGGCCTTGGCCGATGGCCTGAACGTCCCCATCGGGCGGCTGCGCAAGCTCGCCGAGGAAGGCCGCCTGACCGCCGACGTGGTGGTCAATGCGCTGATGAGCCAGAAGGACAAGCTGGCCTCCGAGTACGCGCAGTTGCCGCAGACGGTCAGCCAGAGCTTCGAGCGCCTGCGCAATGCCTTCGCTCAGTGGGTGAGCAAGGTCGACGAGTCCACCGGCTTCACCAAGAAGCTGGCCGAGGCGCTGACCTTCCTGGCCGAGAACCTCGACACGGTGATGCAGTGGCTGAAGCGCATCGCCGAAGTCGGGCTGGCGGTACTGATCTACCGCCTGATCCCAGCCCTGATCACCGCCTGGCAGACAGCGGGAGCGGCGGCGGTCACGGCGGCCACCGCCACGTCGGCTGCGTGGGCAACCGCGAACCTGTCGGTGTCGGCGGCGGTGGCCAGCGTCGGCCTGCTCAAGACTGCGTTCGCGGTCCTGGGCGCCTTCCTCGTCGGCTGGGAGATCGGCACCTGGTTGTCCGAGAAGTTCGAGATCGTCCGCAAGGCCGGCATCTTCATGGTGGAGATGCTGGTCAAGGGCATCGAGCAACTGCGTTACCGCTGGGAGGTCTTCGCCGCCATCTTCACCTCGGACACGATTGCCGAGGCCACGAAGCGCCACGAGGCTCGGCTCGCGGAGATGAACCAGATCTTCGCGCAGATGTATGCCGACGCCTCTCGCGGGGCGGAAGCGGCCAAGGGCGCGATGAACACTGCCGCGACCACCGCTGAGGAGATCGCCAAGCGGCTGGAGGCCGTGCGCCAGGGTACGCAGGAGGCTGTCGGCCGCGGCATCGAGGCGGTGCACACCGCGCTGGAGCGCCTGAAGACCCGGCTCGGCGAGGTCGAGCAGGCTGTCGGCAAGGCCAACCAGACGGTCAACGACGCCACCGCCAAGATGGCCGACGCGTACAAGGGCCTGACCTCCATCGTTGAGGCCAACCTGCTGCGGCAGATCGAGGCGGTCAAGGCGCGCTACCAGCAGGAGCAGTCGGCGCTGGAGACCACCAAGCAGTCCGAGGCGGCGCTGATCACCAAGGCGACGCAGCTGCTCACCGACGCGTTGACTCAGCAGACGACGCTGCGCCGGCAGGCGACGACCGATACGCTCAAGCTGATCGACGACGAGTCGCGGGCCCGCATCGAGGCCGCGCGCCGGCAGGGGCAGACCGAGGAGGAGCGCCGCGCCAACGTCCAGCGCGTCGAGAACGAGATCCTGGCGACCAAGCGCCAGACGATGACGCAGGCGCTGGCCGAGTACCGACAGCACATCGATGCCCTCAACGCCGAGGCCAACCGGCACCTGGCCGAGATCAAGCGCATCGAGGAGGAGAAGCGCTAGCTCTCGATGACGACGGAAGAGCGCATCCGCGACATCCGCCGTCAGGGCATGACAGAGTTCGAGGCGACCGAGGACCGCAAGCGCCAGGTTGCCGAGTACCAGGAGAAGGCGCGCACGGCGCTGGCCAACGGCGAGTTCGAGCAGGCCCGGCAACTCGCGCAGAAGGCGATGGACCTCGCCTCGCAGGTGGCCAGTGCGCAGACCAGCGAGGCCAAGCGCGGCGAGGATGCGCGCAAGGCCTCCGAGCAGGCGGTGACCCAGGTTACCCAGCTCGAGGCGCAATCGCGCGAGGCCTACCGCAAACAGGAGTACGCGCAGGCCGAGGCCCTGATGCGGCAGGCCGACGCACTGCGCGCCGAACTGGCCCAGAAGACCAAAGAGGCCGATGCGCAGATCGTGCAGGGCAAGGACGGCGTCAACCAGGCCATCCAGCGCATCCGCGAGTCCGAGGAGATCCTCAACCAGACCCTGGATGCGGAGGCCAAGGCGCACCAGCGCGCGGCGCAGTCGGCGCTCTCGGCACGCGATGAGATCCAGCGCACGCTGACTGAGACGTCGAACCAGATCGACCAGATCACTGCCAAGCTCGCCGAAGGGCTCAAGGTCACGCTGGACGCCGACACCTCGCGCTTCGACAAGGCGATTGCCGACCTCGACAAGGCCATCGCCGAGAAGCAGTACCTGCTGGCGATCCAGGCCGACCTGCAGGAGGCCGAGAAGAAGCTCAAGGAGTACGAACAGCTCCTCAAGGAAGGCAAGACGCTGCCGGTCGATGCCGACGTCTCGAAGGCGAAGGAAGCGCTCGACAAGCTCAAGGTCTACGCCGACCGGAACTCGCAGTTCGAACTGAAGGTGGCAACCGAGAAGGCTCAGGCGGCCATCGGCAATGTCGAGCGGCAGATCCTGGCGCTGGACCGTATCCAGACCGAGTCGCGCCACCAGGTCAACTCGAACGCCGATGCTGCCCGCGCTGAGATCCAGAGCCTCAACGGCATGAACACGTCGAGCACGCACACGATCTACGTGCGCAAGGTCGAGACGAATGCCACCGGTGGACTGGTGGGACGCGGCGTACGCCACTTTGCCGATGGTGGCGCAGTGTCGGCGGCGTTCCCGAGGATGAGCGGCGGCTCCGTCCCCGGCTCGGGTCACCACGACACGGTGCCGCGCACCTTGGAAGCTGGCGCCTTCGTGATTCGCAAGGCAGCGGTGCAGAAGTACGGCGGCGGGGCCCTGGCACGGCTAGCCAGCGGCGTAGCGCGCTTCGCGGTCGGCGGCCCGGTGCGAGTGTTCGGAGGCGGCCGTTCACCGGCTGGCGGCGAACAGCCCAGCCCGCTGAAGAAGAACCGCGAGGCGGTCGAGGCGCTGAAGATGATCGAGCTCGGTCTCCAGGGCATGGACCAGTACACCGGCTGGCTGCAGTGGAACCACGGCGCCTCGGTGAGCCTGGACATGCGTCGCAAGACGATGGAGTACTGGGGCACGATGGCGCGCGATGACCGGCGCGCGCTCGATGGGTTCATCGGCCGCAAGACGCTCACCGGGAACGAGCGCCAGACCCTGGAGCGCATCAAGCAGAACTGGCGACAAGCCATGGCGCAGCCGCTGCTCTGGGGCAAGGACCTGGAGCGCGACCTGATCGACTACATGGAGCAGAGCCAGGGCGAGTTCTTCCGGCGCGGCGGCATGGCGAAGTCCGACAGCGTGCCGGCCATGCTCACGCCGGGTGAGTACGTGGTGAACAAGGACGCGGTGGCGCGATACGGCTCGGGCTTCTTCGAGGCAGTCAACAACCTGTCAGTGCCGGCCAGGGCGCTTGCGCAGCGTGTCCAGGGCTTCGCCACGGGTGGCCTCGTTCGGCCCGGGGGCTCTGCACCGGCCCGCCCGGTACTGCCTGCCGACGGCACACCGTCCCGGACCGTCCGGGTTGAACTGGCGGCAGGCGACCGCAAGGTCACCGCCACTGTCGATGCGCGCGACGAGTCGCGCCTGCTGCAACTGCTGGAAGTCGCCCGGGCCCGGGCGGTCTGAGTCCCATTCCCATGCAACTGAAGAACCTCGCGACCGGGGTGGCTCTGCCATTGCCCGACGACTTGCTGTGGACCGACGAGCACGCCTGGACGCCGGCCGTGGCCTCGGTGTCCTACCTCGTGACCGGCGCGCTGCTGGTGCAGTCCGCCGTCCGGCAAGCCGGCCGGCCGATCACGCTGGCGGGCGCCATCGACATGGCCTGGGTGACCCGGGCCACGGTTTCAACGCTCTACGAGTGGGCCGCCGTCCCGCTGGGCGGGAGCAGCGGCCGCTTCGAATTGACGCTGGCCGACAGCCGCGTGTTCGCGGTGGCCTTTCGGCACGGCGAGACGCCCGTCGAGGCCGAGCCCGTCGCTGGGTTTCCTGCCCGATCCGACAACGACTTCTACCGCCTGACGCTGCGGCTGATGGAAATCTGAACCCCTGGAGTCCTTATCCATGCCCATCCTGACCGGCGACGTGAAGCTCGTCGCCAGCCAAGTCATGAACGATGTGGAGGAAGGCGGCGGAGCCCCGACCTCCACCGTCATTCAAGACGGCACTAGCAACTCGCTGTTCAACGACATCTCCGAGCTGGATCGTGCGGGCGGTCGCGTAAACCTGCGAAAGGTCTTCGCCAGCATCCAAACCGACACCACCGACACCTACCTGGGCGGCAACGTCATCGTGTCGGACCCGCCCGACGATCCGCGCGTGGCGGTCACGATCTTCTCGACTGAGGCCGTGTTCGACCGGCGCACCGATGCACGCGACCGCATCGAGGCGTACCTGAACAAGGGCTCGATGTGGAACGGCTACCTGCTGGAGAACCACATCGCGGGCCAGCGCTCTATCCAGCTCTTCCAGCGCGAGGGTGCCGAGTTGCCAGCCATCGGCAAGACGCTGTACCTCGTGGCCAACGAGGGTCTGTCGAGCGAGTACGCGCAGTACATCCGGATCACGCGCGTGACCTCGGAGACGCGCACCTTCAGCTACAACTCCGGCGGCAGCGTCATCGACTACAAGGCCGTGGTCGTCACCTGCGATCTGTCGGACGCCTTGCGCTACGACTTCGCGGGCTCGGCGCCGAACCGCCTGTTCACGATGGAGACGGGCAAGTCCAAGACCCGGGACACCGTGGTGGCCGATGCCGCCAAGTATTCCGGCGTGGTCAGGACCACGCAGGCCATCACCATCGGCGACGTCGCGGCCGACGTCAGCAGCGTGTTCACGCAGTTGGTGCCGTCTGCCCAGACCGAGACGCCGCTGCTCGATCTCACCGCCGGCGGCGTGTCGCAATCGCTGCTCGACTCGGCCCAGGCGGGTGCCTCGGGCACCGCGTCGTACACAACCTCGGCGGCGTTCAATGCGTCCACGATCCTGTCGGTTGGCAACGCCATCCAGCCCGGGACGCTGACGATCACTGTCAGCGGCACCACACTGGTCGACAACGGCGGCAACCTGATGGACGGTGCCACCGTGGTCGGCACCGTCAACTACGGCCGGGGCGAGGTGAGCTTCGCCACCAGCGCGCCGACGTATTCGGGCAGCAAGACGATCAGCTTCCGCCCGGGGGCGGCGCCGATCCGGGTCGCCGACACGGCAGGCATTCGCGTCGACATCGAGAGCCGCTCGTACAACTACATCCTGTCCATCGTCCCGAGCCCGGCGCCCGGCACGCTGATGGTCAGCTACCGCGCGCAGGGAAAGTGGTACGACTTGCGCGACAACGGCGCTGGCGTCTTGAAGGGCTCCAGCCCCGAGTACGGTGTCGGCACGGTGAGCTTCACCACCGGGACGGTTGCCGTGACCCTGGGCGCGCTGCCCGACGTGGGCAGCGAGATCGTCTACGCCTGGGGTGGCAAGGCCAACTACTTCAACCGGGCGGCAACGGCCATCGCAGCGCCAACGGTGGCGCTGCAGCTCTCGAACGCAGGCGTCACGCCCGCCTCGGTGACTATCACCTGGAACGATGGCACGGCCCGCACGGCGACCGACAACGGGCAGGGACTGATCACCGGCGACGCCACCGGAAAGATCAACTACCAGACGGGCATCGTCGAGATGACCCCCGGCGTTCTGCCCGCGGGCGGCCAGACCTACTCGGCGGCCTACACCTGGGGCCCGCCGACCGAGGAGGAGTTTCACTCGCCGCTGCGCAACGGTGACGGGACCATCGATCTGGAGATGGACTTCGATGGCCTCATCCCCGGCACGGTCGAGCTCGAGTGGAACCTGCTGATCGAGACCTACGACTACATCTCGACCACGCCGGCCGAGTTGCAGTTGGTCAGGCCGGTGGACCCGATCAAGATCGTGCGCGACGATGGCACCGGGACGCTGCGCGATCCCCAGGGCGCCGCCTACGGGACGGTCAACTACGCAACTGGCGTCGTCCACTTCCTGTCCGACACCACGGTCAGCATCCCGGTCGCGCGCTACCTGGTGACGCAGATCGGCTGGACGCGCAACAGCGATGGCCGGATCGTCGCGGTCTATCGCAACGTCTTCTCGCACTGGGAGTACGTGCCAGCCGGTGCGTCGATGCCCATTGACGAAACGGGCTGGGCGAAGGTGCGTTACCGCGCTGCGGGCACCTCCAACGCGGTGAGCGAGGGCTTCACCGCCAGCAGCCTGCGCATCGACCTGACGCCGACCTTCGCCGAGAACATCGTTCCGGGCAGCATCAACTTCACGCTGGGAGGCAAGACCTACTTCGACCGCCTCGGCAGCCTCTACTACGACCTCAACCCGGTGACGGGTGCTGCGACGCTGGCCGGGGCGATCAACTACTCGACCGGCGACGCCAGCGTCACAGCCTGGGTGCCGGCCGCATCGAACTTGGTAGCGCTGCGTTCCCTGCTGACCACGCTCGATGGAACGCCGGTCGACGAGGCGACCTTCAGGGTGCCGGCGTCGCCGGTCCGCCCGTCCAGCCTGCAGATCCTGGCCACTCGCCTGACCGGCGGCACGATCAACGTCTCGGCGGACAACAACGGGAACATCTCCGGCACCGGGATCACCGGGACCGTCGACTACGAGACCGGGGTCGTTCGGGTGCGCTTCGGCAGCTGGGTGGCAGCAGCCGGCAACGAGAGCCAGATCTGGTACGACGCAGATGCGGTCGTGACCATCGACGGCGTGGGCCAGATCTTCAAGCCCATCCCCGTCTTCGCGGACACGATCAAGTACAACGCGGTCGCCTATTCGTACCTACCGCTGGACGCGGACATCATCGGCCTGGACCCGGTGCGCTTGCCCCAGGATGGGCGGGTGCCGATCTTCCGGGCGGGTGACTTCGCCGTGGTCGGGCACACCGGCGTCGTCGGTCCCATCACGGTCAGCAACGGGCAGGTCATCAACTGCGCTCGGGTGCGCCTGTCCCGCGTGCGGGCGCTGGACGCCAACAACGTCGTCATCACGGCGGGCTACACGACCGACCTCGAGGCCGGGACGGTGACGTTCACCGACGTCAGCGGCTATGCCCAGCCGGTGACCATCGAACACCGCATCGAGGACATGGCGCAGGTGTCCGACGTGCAGATCTCCGGGCGCCTGACCTTCACGCGGCAGATCACGCATGACTACCCGGTCGGGTCCTATGTGTCCTCGGCGCTGGTGGCCGGCGACTTGCGCGCCTATGTCTCAAAGCTGTTCGACCAGGCCACCTGGAACGGCACCTTCTCCGACTCGATCACCGGAAGTGCCGCGACCGCCACCTACAACGACGTGCTGGCACCGATTGCGGTGACCAACGCCGGGACGGTGACCGAGCGCTGGGCGATCCAGTTCACCAACAGCACCTCGTTCAACGTTATCGGCGAGCACGTCGGCGTCATCGCTACCGGCACCACCGGCACCGAGACCGCCCCCACCAACCCGGCGACCGGTAAGCCGTACTTCACGCTGCCCGCCATCGGCTGGGGATCGGGCTGGGCGGCGGGCAACGTGCTGCGCTTCAACACCATCGGCGCGCTGTTTCCCGTCTGGGTGGTGCGCACGATCCAACAGGGGCCGGAGACGGTCACCAACGACTCCTTCACCTTGCTTGTTCGCGGCGACGTGGACAGGCCCTGACACCCAAGAGCACCGACCATGACCAACAAAGTCAAGTGGATGTACCAGGGGATGACCGGCGCCCCGGTCCTCACCAACAACTGGGGCAGCATGACCGCGCTGCTCGACGCGTGCCTGGTCAACGGCTTCAACCTGCAGTCGGTCACGTCCTTCACGCGCGACGGCTCCACCGCCACGGCGACATTGACGTCGGGCCACGGCTTCGTCGTCGACCAGGTCGTGCTGATCGCCGGCTGCGATCAGGCCGAATACAACGGCGAGTTCACCGTCACCGCGATCACGTCGAACACGGTCAGCTTCACCGTCGCGGGTGAACCGGTGTCGCCGGCGACCACCGCTGCCTCGATCACGATGAAGGTCGCGCCGCTGGGGTTCGAGATCGTCTTCACCGGCACGAACAAGCGCGTCTATCGCAGCCCGAACCCGCTGTCGAACCGGCACTTCCTGCGCGTAGACGACAGCCTGCCGACCGGCTACACGACGACCTGGGCCAAGTTCGCCCGGGTGACCATCGCCGAGGACATGTCGGACATCGACACCTTCGTCGGTGGCCGCGCGCCGTACGACCCGGCGAGTCCGACGAAGAACGAGGTGCCCAGCGGCAGCGGGACCTCGATGTACTCGGGCTGGTTCAAGTGGTACTACGCCCGCAACAGCTACAACGAGTCGTCGGGCGACAACGGCGCGTGGAGCCGCAGCTGGGTGCTAATCGGCGACGACCGCGGCTTCTTCCTGACCAACTCGTCGGGCTGGGGCGGCGACAAGCGCATCCTCCACGCCTTTACCGACTTCGACAGCTACAAGGCGGGCGACAACTACGCTTCCTACCTGATTGCGTCCGAGCGTTATCGGCAGGTCAGTGACACGGCTTACAGCTACCCCTCGCAGGACGCCTATTCGGCCTATGCCCAGGACACCACCGGCAAGGTCGCCATCCGCAACTACACACAGATCGGCGATCACTGCCGACTCGGCATGCTGTCGCTCAACGACGGCAACAACCAGAACATCTCCAACCGATCCGGCGCCATCCCGTTCCCGAACGGCCCGGACTACAGCCTGATCCTGCATCCGATCTACCTGCGCGAGTCGGCGGTCGGCGGGCATCTGCGCGGGACCTTGCCCGGCATGTTCTGGATTCACCAGAACCAGCCCTATGCGCACCTGTCCTTCATCGACAACGTCATCGGCTACACGGGCAAGAAGTTCCTGATCGTCACGATGGACTACGCCAGCGAGGGCAACACCAGTGGCTTCGCGTTCGACGTGACCGGGCCGTGGAGGCCGTGAGCCGTGCCGTATCCGTTCGACGAGACCTTCGCGTCAGGGATTCCCGCTGGCTTCGGAGCCAACGGCGGCGGGGGCGGCATCACGGCCACGTGGAACTCGACCGCCGAAGCGGTGGATCTCGTGTTCACCCAGGCCCAGAACTTCTGGAGGATCACGGCCGCCGAGCAGGCCAGCGACTTCTGGTTCGAGATGGACGTGGAGGTCGTTGCCGCCACGGCCAGCCCGTACTTCGGGATCTGGCTGTGGACGGGTGTCGGCAGCTACGAGGGTCACCGGATCGCCGTCATCAATGGCAACTGGTACCACTCCTTCTGGAGCTCGGGCGGATCGGAGGTCGAGCAGATCTATGCGGTCAACGCAGCGTGGGCCGGCGTCGGTGGCCGCAGGACCATCCGTTTGGACGTCAGGCGCAGCGCGGCGGGTCTTTGGCACTACCAACTCTCGGTTGACGGCGCGGTGGTGTGGAGGGAGACCAAGCGCTGGTACTCGACCTTCTTGCCCTGCGTCTTCGGCCACGGCACCACGTTGCGACTGCACCGCGCGGCGGGCGGCACGCCCAGTGCACTGGGTGATGCTCCAGCCCTGGCGCAGCGCTTGATCCCCATCGCCATCGCCAAACGCGTCCTGGTGGCCGATCACGCAGCGGCGCTGCGGTTCAACCACCGGGGCCTGCGTTTCCTGGCCGGGACGCGCAATCACTACTACCACGGCAGGCACCGGCTCACCGGCACGGTCAAGGAGAAGGGGGTGGCTGTGGACCTCCCGGTATCCCGGCGCGTGTTGCTGCTCGACGAGCGCGCCAACTTTGTCGTTCGTGAGACCTGGAGCGACGCGGTGACCGGCGCGTACTTGTTCGAGTACATCAACCCTGCCGTCCGCTACCTCGTCATCTCCTACGACTACAAGCAGAACTTCCGCGCCGCTGTTGCCGACAACCTGACCGCGGAGCCGATGCCGTGATTCAGATCTCGACCGAGCTGAACGAGTACCGGCTGAACGGGGTGATCGCGTTCCTGTCGGGCGGTGCCGAGAACGCCCGGGCCCACATCTACGACGGCGCGCGGCCTGCGCTCGGTGGCGAGCCAGTCGGAAATCTGCTGGCGTCCATCGTCTTGATGGAACCCATCGGGACCGTGGAGAACGGCCTGCTGACCATAACCCCGACCAACGAAGTGATGATCGGCAACACCGGTCAGGCCACCTGGGCGCGCATCGTGAACGGCAATGCTGCGCTGGCCTGGGACTGCGACGTGTCGGATCTCAACGGCACCGGCGAGCTGCGCCTGCCGTCGACCACGCTCTACGCTGGGGGCTACACGCGCATCGTCTCGGGCTTGCTCGGGTAGCGCGACATGGCAGACGTCGATCTGCGGTTCGCGCAGGCGCCGGGGAGTGCCGATCTGCTGTTCGGCGGCGACCAGGCCGGCGCGACGCCGACTGTCGAAGCCACGCTGGTCGCCAGCCTGCCTGCGCTCACGTTCCACGCGAAGGCGATTCCGAATGCAGACCTCGGCTTGGTGGCGCCGTTGCCGGCGCTGGAGTTGATCGCCGAAGGTGGTTACCAGTCCTACGCCGTGCGCCCCACGGTCGGCGCCGCCGCTACGAACTGGCAGCGTTCGACGGAGTTCAAGGCCGGGATCGAGGACAGGCGAGAGGCCACCGAGCGAGATCGGACGCTGAGCCGCACACGGTGGCAGATGGGCGCTGCGTGTCACGGTGGGTTTGAGGATCGCAGTGCTGGCCAGTTGATCCGCCTGCCGGTGCGTAGCCGACTTGGCCACCAAGAGGCGGTGCGCGCCTCGCCTGGCGAAGTCGCGGACGGCTACGGCGACTCGATCAGGCTGCGGCATGCGCGGACATCGGCCTACCAGGAGGCGGTTCGGGCCGAGTGGATGCGCCGTGAAGCGCGTTACCAAGACGCGCTGCGAGATCGGCGCCGACAGACAGCGTCGGCGTTCTCGGATGCCCGTCGCCACGCAGGCAGGAGGCAATTCGAGCCGATCCAAAGCGCGACGGTCTTGCGGCGGTGGCTTGGGGTTCGGTGGCAGGTGGCCGTTGTGCCACCGCCAGGCAGGCATCCGACCGATCCGGTGATCCCGCCGACGCCAGAGCCTTGCTACACGCCGTCGGCAGCGCTCCTGTTCGCCGCACTGGCCGCGACCGATGGCCATCTGCTGTTCATCTGTGAGAACCACGACAACCAGCCTCCCAACGAGGAGCCGGTGGTCGTCCCCATCCGGAGGCTGTACTTCGTGATCAACAACGTGACCCTGCACCGCGTGCCGGATGGCGCGGAGGTGCCGGTGTTCGACCTGTCGCTGTCGCTGGATGCAGCGTCCTGGACCTGGGGCTTCGAGGCGTCGCTACCGGCGAGTGCCGAGTCCTTGGTCGACCCTGGGGCGGCGTCCGGGCCAGTGGAGTTGCTGGCCAGCGTGAACGGCACGGCCTTCCGGGTGCTGGCCGAGAACATCAGCCGCGAGCGCGTCTTCGGCGACGCCAGTATCCGCATCTCGGGCCGGGGGCGCAACGCCGTGCTGGCGGCACCCTACGCGCCGGTGATGACCTTCTCGAACGCCGAGGGCCGCACCGCCCGGCAACTGATGGATGACGTGCTGACCGTCAACGGTGTGCCGCTCGGGTGGTCTGTCGATTGGGGCCTGACCGACTGGACCGTCCCGGCCGGCGCGTTTGCCCACCAGGGGACGTGGATCGAGGCCCTGGCCGCCATCGCGGGAGCCGCTGGCGGCTACCTGATGCCCCATCCGACCGCGCAGAGCTTGCGGGTCCGACATCGCTACCCGGTGGCGCCGTGGGAGTGGGGCTCCGTCACCCCGGACTTCGTGCTGCCCGTCGACGCGGTAGCCCGCGAGTCCGTTCGCTGGCTGGAGAGGCCGGCCTACAACCGCGTGTTCGTGTCGGGCCAGGAGGTCGGCGTGCTCGGCCAGGTCACGCGCGCCGGCACCGCAGGCGACGTGCTGGCGCCGATGGTCGTGGACGCGCTGGTCACTGAGGCGGCCGCAGCGCGCCAGCGCGGCATCGCGGTGCTCGCCGACACCGGCCGGCAGATCGAAGTGAGCCTGCGCCTGCCCGTGCTGGCGGAGACCGGAATCATCGAGCCGGGCGCCTTCGTCGAGTACCAGGATGGCAGCGTGACCCGGCTCGGGCTGGTGCGCGCCACCCAGGTGCAGGCCGTCTTCCCCGAGGTCTGGCAGACGCTGGGGGTGCAGGCCTATGCATAACGTCTACGAGCAGTTTCGCCAACTGCTGCCCGACGCGCCGCTGCAGGCCGGGACGGTGACCGAGATCGGCGCCGGCGTCGTCACCGTTCAACTGCCCGGTGGCGGCGTCGTGAAGGCGCGTGGTGCCGCTGGTCTCGGCCAGAAGGTGTTTGTCCGTGACGGCACCGTCGAAGCCGTCGCTCCCAGCCTGCCGCTCGAACTCATCGAGATCTGACCCACCGCTGATTCATCCCTTGAGGCCCGCCCAGTTGCATACGCGCTGGGCGGGCTTCGTTTTTCTGGAGGCTTCCATGACCGAACCTGAACAACCGACCCTGGTCGAGAACATGCTCCTGATGCGCAAAGAGGACTTCGATGATCTGCTCGACCGCGCCGCCGAGCGCGGTGCCGAGCGCGCGCTGTCGCACCTGGGGCTGGAGAGCAGCCACGCCGCGCGCGACATCCACGAACTGCGCGATCTGTTGGAAGCCTGGCGCGATGCCCGGCGCACCGCCTGGCAGACCGTCATCAAGGTCATCACGACCGGCATCCTGGCGGCGCTCCTGGTGGGTGCGGCCATCAAGCTCAAGCTGATGGGGGGCGGCCAATGATCGAGACCCTGCTCGGCGGCCTCCTTGGCGGGGCCTTCCGTCTGGCGCCCGAGGTTCTGAAGTGGCTGGACCGCAAGGGCGAGCGCGGCCACGAGCTGGCCATGCAGGACAAGGCGCTGGAGTTCGAGAAGCTGCGCGGCGCCCAGCGCATGACGGAGATCGGTGCTGGCGCTGATGCCGCTTGGAACGTCGGCGCCATCGAGACGCTGCGCGAGGCGGTCGCCGCGCAGGGCCAGCGGTCCCGAGTGCGCTGGGCCGATGCGCTGTCCATCAGCGTCCGTCCGGTGATCACCTACTGGTTCATGGCGCTGTACTGCGCGGCGAAGACGGCGGCGTTCGTCGGGGCGATGTCGGGCGGCGCCGATTGGGGCGCTGCGATCCTGCACGCGTGGACCGAGGCCGATCAAGCGCTGTGGGCCGGGGTGCTGAACTTCTGGTTCCTGGGGCGCGTGTTCGACCGGGTGCGGCCGTGATCGCAGTGCCGCAGGCGGCCATCGATCTCGCCAAGCGCTTCGAGGGGTTCCATCGGGTACCGAGGGCCGATCCCGGCCGCGCGCATCCCTACGTCTGCCCGGCTGGTTACTGGACCATCGGCTACGGACACCTCTGCGATCCGAAGCACCCGCCGATTACAGAGGCAGAAGCCGAGGGCTACCTGGCCGCCGACCTCAAGACGGCGCTGAGCGCGACGCTGCGCTACTGCCCGGTGCTGGCTACCGAGCCCGAGGGGCGGCTTGCGGCCATCGTGGACTTCACGTTCAACCTCGGCGCCGGGCGGCTGCAGACATCGACGTTGCGGCGGCGGGTCAATCAGCGGGACTGGTCAGGCGCCGCCACCGAACTGCGCCGATGGGTCTACGGCGCCGGCAAGGTGCTGCCAGGACTGGTCGCGCGGCGGGCAGCTGAAGCTGCGCTACTGCCGGGCGATGCGGCAGTCTGAGCTGTCTCGATACGCGCGATCTTGGCTTCAAGAGCGGCAACCTGATCCCGCAGACGCTGAGCCTCTTTCTCAGCGGCATCGCGCTGCTGGCTGCCGTTCTGGACGGCAGTAATCAGCGCAGACTGCCACTTGTCTCCGGCCGCATTGTTGGCCTTGTCCTGGAAGTAGGCCAGGCCCGAGAAGATCAATGCAAACATAGCCAGCACTGCTGAAACGCCTACCGACCACACGGCAATGGTGATCTGTTTGCGCGTTGACTTGTCGGCTTTCTTGTCACGCTCGTCGAGTTGTTCCAGCAGGACCGTCGCCGCCTCTGCGAGGTCCTTTAGCGTCTTTGCCGACTCGGCCGTCATCTTCCCTGTCAGCCGAACCATCTCCAGCTCTTCGGCACGCTCACGGGCCTGCCGAGCGAACTGCTCATTCATGGCGTGAAAGTGATCCATGCTCGGGGCACGGATCTCGACCGGTGCTGCTCTCTTCGTCAGCTGGTCGAAAGCGGATAGGGTTGAACCAAGGGCGGAGGAACTCTTGCGCACCTGATCGAAGATGCTGCTGCTGGTAGATGCCAGAATCTTTTCGCGCATCTTGCGAAGCTCATCGAGCTGCGCCTTGACTTCGTGGTTCAGCACGCGATCCACGTAGGCCGTTGACGGCTCGCCAGGGTCACGTTGCGGCGGACCTTGCTGTACGTCGCCGTCAGCGCGAACACGGCGCTGCACTGTTGCGGCGTAGGCGTCGGCCAACGCATCCAGGTCTGAATCGGTGAGCCGATCCACCTCCTCGGGCGGTATGGGCTGTCGCTCTTCGTTGAAGGTCTTGTTCTCCACGAGGCTGGCGATACAGGGCAGTAGAGCCCGAAACCGCGCAGAGGGCTCGGCCTCGGTCAGCTTCTGTAGTACCTCGTAGTCGGATGCGCGCAGGCCATAGAGGTACACGGTGCCGACCGTCGTTGGTACGCTCTTGACGGGCCCGAAGAGAAGATCAAGGTTCAGCGTCTTGCGTTTCGGTGAACCCTGGCCGCTACTCTGGGCATCGTCGTCTTGTGCCATCAGTCCCCCGACTCGAACTCGGCGTTCTTGAACTTCAGCACGTTGCAGTTCTCCTTCACCGCGCGCTGCAGCCCGTCGTCGAAGCCGGTGGCCGATTCGGCCTGGATCTCGATGGCGATCTTGACCTTCACACCTGTGCGCATGGTGAACTGCTGGACGACCTCGTCGACCAGGTCGGCGAACTGCTTCTTCGCCAGAATCGGGTCGAGTTCGATGCTGCCGTAGAACTGCTTCTTCAAGGCCTGGCCGGCGGCGCCCGTTCCTGACGGGTATCCGCCCTTGCCCGAGTCTTCGACGCGCGGTGTGTCGCCACCACCGCCGGTGGTCACGGTCGTGGTGGATGCGCCCCCGCCGGTGTCAGCGGCTTTGGCGCGCGACGCTTCCTCTGCCGCACGCAGTGCCTCCATGTAGGCCGCCGCGGCGAACGGCTCGATCAGCAGCAACGAGGAGTCCATGATCAGCGACGTGCGCTTGCCGTAGCTGAACCCGACGTAGCGACCATCTTCCTTGCCCTGCGCGAAGCCGAAGAAGTCGCGGCTGTCGGCGCCCGCGGCCATCGTCAGCTGGAAGACCGTGTCGTCCTTCAGGCGGGGCAGGTACAGCTGCTGGCAGCTCTGCTGCCAGACGTTCAAGGCACTGGTCTCCTTGGCGTCATCCTTCCAGAACCAGTCCTTCAGCACCTTGGCCAGGTGGATCGGCGCCCACTCGTTGATGAGCAGCTCGTTTTCCTTGAGCACGCGCTCGACCTCTTGCGCCCAGTTCTGCGCGCCGGGGTTGACCTGGAAGTGCTCCCACCGCAGCTCGGACAGTCCCTTGCCGGGCCGGGCTTCCTGCATCGGCGCCACGATCCACTTGTAAGTCTCGCGGATCATGCGGCGTACGGTGTCCTCGGCCTGCTCCAGGCTGGCGCTTGCCTGCTTGGCCATCAGGTTGTCCAGGACGATGCGGTTGTCCTTGTAGTCGGCAACGATGCTGCGCCAGGCCAGGAACGAACGGACATGGTCTTTCAGGCGACTGACGCTGTCGTAGTCGGCCGCGAGGAAGATCAGCCGGTTCTGTTTGAAGCGGGGCTGGTCGCCGCGCTTCTTCAGGATCTCGGCCGCACGGTCGATGGCCAGGCTCTGGCCGCTCTTGCTAAATGCCGCGTCGGGCGGCAGCACCACCAGTCGCAGCGCCCAGTCGTCGGGCACATCGCCGCTGTCGGTGAAGACGTGGATGCCACCGAACACGCCGCTGGCAAAGCCGCGCTGCACGCGCTCGCGGACAGTTGGGAATACGTCCTCCTTGTCCTGGAAGCGGCGCTTGCGCTCTTCCATCTCGCGTCGCAAGTTGGGCCGCGTGTCGAGCCAGAAACGGTTGTTGGCGTGGTTCAGGTAATGCAGCCGGTCACCGAGCCGCCGAAGTGCGTCCTTGAACAGCCCGATCTGCTGGCCGGGCTGAACGATGCCGAGCATCACGCGTTCGAGCTCCAGACCGCGCACCAGCTGGTTCGTGGTGCTGGGCGCGCTGCCCAGGAACACCGAACGCGCCGCACGGCGACAAGCCTGCACGCTGCCGAAGCGGGTGTCCTTGTTCTCGATCTCGGTGGTCTCGGCGCGCTCACCGTCCACGTCGCGTTCGAGCACCGGGTCCCAGCCTTGGGGCAGGTAGTAGATGACCTCGTTGCGGACATCGGCGTCGTACAGCGGCAGGCTGCCCGGCATGATCAGCGGGTCGTTGTTGCCGTCCTTCCACAGGCGGTGGATCACCTTGGCCATCATCTTCAGCACACCGCGGGTGCGCTGGAAGTTGTCCAGCGTGGACCAGTCCTCGTAGAGCCGGTCGAACACTTCGGGGTGGATAGGGTAGGCGTGGACCAGGCGCTCGAAGTAGCGGCTCTCCTGCGTCTCCTGCGGGAAATCGTCGCGGTTGGCGGTGTAGAAGTCCGCGAAGGCGCGGCACACCGACTCCATCGCCAGCTTGTCGTTGATCGACGCGAACAGGCGCCGCCGCACGATCTCGAAGGCCTCCTCGGTCGCCACCGGCTTCCACAGTGCCTGCACGCGGCCGAAGTAGTGCGCCAGCGCCTCCAGTGCCTTCACGCCGCGCTGGCTGCCAGCCTCCTTGTCCGACTCGGGCAGGGACGCCAGCAGCACCGCCGTCGGCACGGCCTTCAGCGCCTCGGTCAGCGCCTGGACGAACGACAGGTTGGAGTCGAAGGTGCCCCCGGTGAGGGCCTTGCCTTCTTCGAACTGGCGCACATAGGCCACCAACTCGTCGATGAGGATCACGCAAGGCGCGCACCGCGCCAGCAGAGTCTCCAGCACCGCCTTGCCGGGCGAGGTGCCCGACGTGTCGGCATCCGCCACGAGCGCATAACCTTCTGCACCGCCCAGCTGCCATGCCAGGTCGCCCCACAGCGTGCGCACCACCTGACCCTCGCGCTTGATGGGTTGGTTGGGTGACGACTTGATGCCGTCGAGCACCGCGACGCGAGCGCGGGGCAGTTCGGTGATCTGCGCCGAGTCCAGGATAGCCGCCACGCCTTGCAGGTCGCTCGCCGGCACCTCACCCTTGGCCAAGTGATAGACCGCCAGCATGGTGTGCGTCTTGCCGCCACCGAAGGCCGTCTGCAGCTGGATGACCGGGTCGCCACCCTTGCCTGACAGCCGCTTCACCACCGAGTCGAGCAGCAGACGCATGCCCTCGGTGATGAAGGTGCGCTGGAAGAAGAGCGCCGGATTCTGGTACTCGGCCGTCGCTGTGCCCGCGTGCACTCGCGACAAGTCGGCCGCAAACTCAGCCTGCTGAAACGTGCCCTTGAGTACGTCTTCGTGCGGTACGGCGACTTCGCGCCAGGGTTTCAGAGCCATTTTTTGTTCCCCGATCAGATATCAAGTTGCGCCTGCGAGCCGAGCACGCCGGCTTCGCCGGCCGCTTGTTCGATGCCGCTCCAGGCAGTGACCAGTTCGTTGTAGGCGCGGGCGTCGTCCGTCCAACCCTTACGCTCGCACAGCGTGTAAAGGCGGTAGGCCAAGGCACGAATCGGCTCCGCCCGGGCTGGCATGCGGGCCAGCAATGCACCCGCTGCCGATTCGCCGTCCTGATTCAGCGCGCGGATCAGGTGGTGCAGCGCCTCCCAAACCGGCAGCCGAGCATCTGTTTCGGGTGACCAGTCGCGCGGCAGCTCCGTCGAGCGCAGCAGGCGCAGATCACCCTTTCCGGAAGCGACCACGCCTGTTGCCTGCAGGCCACCGACGCTGGTGCCCTTGGCGCGGGCAAGCACGTCAGCCTCGCCGAAGCGGCCGGTCGCCCAGCCCTGCTGCTCGAACCAGTGAAGGCAGAACTGGGTGTCATGGTCGAAGTCGTCTTCGGCCAGGAAGCGGTTGATCAGTTGCAGCGCGGTCTTGACGCGCATCGGAGTGCCGTCGGCTTCCAACACTGCAGCGTACTGGCTGAAGATAGCCATGCCAGGGCCAATGATGGCCTGAGATAGGTCGACTGGAGCAACGGGTGAGTTCACGCCGCCGCGGGTCATCTCGTCCAGGGCATCGGGAAGCGCAGCGTTGAGTTCCCGTATGAATTCGCGCCGGCTGACGGTGGCGGCGTCGGCGGTCCGTTTGCGGCAAACGAGGATGATGCTGGAGGCCAGCGCATTGGTTCCAGAGCCGATCATTCGGTTGCCCAGCTCCGTGCGCATCGGCCACGTGCCAGTCAGCGCGAATCCAGCCTGGATCACCGCCTCCAGGAACGTTTCCCAGCCGGTGCTGGAGGTTCCCGCCTCGCCCTTCGTCTCGCTCTGCTTGAACGCGTAGTAGATGGTGACCGGGAAGGCGGGGTGCGCCTGCACAGCCAGACTGTGCATGGCCCGCGTCATGCCGTCCAGGAAGAACGCTTCGGCCTTCTCCTTAGTGCCATGACGGTAGGGCGTCGCGACCAACTCCTCGGCCTTGGGCACGGCCAGCGTGGCGTACAGACCAGGAAAGATGGGCTTTAGGCTCTTGCGCAGCCAAACGTAGAAGAAGTCCGAGAGATCGGCGTAGCCGATGTTGTCGTAATACGGTGGGTCGGTCGAGACCAGCTTGCCGCCACTAATGCTCTGGCTTTGCGCGTCTGCTTGCGATACATGGGCCGGCGTTCCGTAGGGCAGTTCGTCCAGTACGCGCATCATGTTGCGCAGCGAGACGGAGAAATCACCCGCCATGCCGCCGAAAGCATTGGCCTCGGAGTAGTCCCACACCATTGGTAGAGCCTGCCGTCCGAAGGTGGCAATCGACTGGTCCATCGTGATCTTCCATCGGCATAGAGACGACTGGGCGTCGCTCATCTTGCTTACTGCCAGTGCCAGATACACGCCTACCGCTTGTGAGTACGCCGTTGCCCCGCGACCGCCCGCGTCTAGAGCAAGATCGTCGTCGGCCATGCCGGCGGCCACGGCATCCTTCCGACAGCGAGCAATTGCATCTTGAACAAGGTCGGAGAGAGTGCCGAGCGCAACCAGTTGGCGGGGGGCGAAGAGGTCGCCGTATGTATCGAGGCCGTAGTTGCTAACGTTGACCCGGCACTTGCCGTGTAGCTTTACCTCAGGCGTCCACTCAGGTTTGGCTTTGAGGGCAATCGCTTCGTGCTCTGCTGTCGGCGTCAAATAGATGCGACCTCGCGTGCCCTCGACCACTATGGCCATCAGCCGGGCGCCCATGCGACCCGCTGTACCTTCGCTGCGGATGTACTTGTAGTCGATGGGGGAGTGCGAAAGAAGGCAATAGAAGCCGCCTCGCTTCCCTGCTGCTGTCCCCTCCGCGGCCTCGTCGGGTGGCGTTCCTTCCTTCACGGTGAACCTGTAACTGCCCCCTTCCACTACCGGCTTGACATAGGACTGCTTGCCCTCCTTGCTGGATAGAACAAACGTGGATGCCAGCGGCACCTCAACATCGCTGAATGCCGGATTCGGACTTCTCACAGTGCGCGCCCACAACCAGGCAACCACCTTCAGCGCCTGCCCTTGCAGCGGCTTCAGTTCTGGTCGCTCGGCCACCATCTCTGGTGTGACAGCGACGTTCGGATAGAGGTGACCAATACGCTTCTCTGCCTCGGCACGCATCCAGGCGCCATAGCGGCGCACGTCTTCGGCCAAGCCACGCGCGCCGCGCCAGTCTTCGTGCAAACGGGCCTGCTTCTCGGCAGGAGAAATCGGTCCCAACGGCGGTTGCCCTGCGAAGCGCGGCGGGATCTCGATCATCGCTTTGTTGATCGTCACCGCTACCGGATTCAGGTCCGACGCGTAGCTCTCCAGCCCCAGGCGTTGTGCCTCCAATGGGATTGCGCCGCCGCCGGCGAATGGGTCGTGGAAACCAGGTAGCTTCTCTGGGTTGAACAGATCGGCCGCCTGAGGATGGTTCTTGTTGAGTTCGCAGGTCTCCCGCCACGAACGACGGATCTCCGCGCGGGCGCGCTCCAGCACTTCTTCGTTGTTGGTGTTTTCCCACTGAACGAGGTCCTCGATGATCTTGAACAGGCGCTCCCGCTCCAGGGCTGCCTTCTCCTTGTTGACGCCGTAGCGAAAGCCGCCACCCTGCTGATAGCCCGGGTCGTTGACCATCTGAGCGAACAGCACCGCTCGCGCTGCCGCAAGCGGCCGGCGCGCCCACCACAGGTGCAGCGTTGACGGATGCCCATGTCGAATCGACTTCTCGCGCGCAGCGGCGACGTTGATGGCATCGAGCGGCAGCGCGACCTCGATGAGCTTCTTGGGTGCCTTGATGGTCGCCATGAGTTGTTTTCCTTTATGCAGGCTGCTGCGCACGGGCGAGCAACTGATCGAGATCGAGGTTGATGCTGGTCACCGCCCAATCGGGCTCCTGGGTGAAGGGCTGCCGCACATAGAACGGCCCTTCATGCTGTTCACCGTCCACCATCACGACGGCCAGGATGAACTTGTCGGTCTGGTTGAGCCCGTAGAGGATCTCGTTGCGCGTGACCGTGATCGTGGTCTGGCCCTTGGCGCGGCCCTTGACCTCGATGTGGCGCGACTGCGGCAGCTTGCCGTCCAGCGCCTTGGGTAGGCTGGTGACGTCCCACCCGCACTTCTCGGCCGACACGTCGATGACGTCGTGGCCCAGCGCGCGCTCGGCGTTCATCACGGCGCGCATCGCGATCTGCTCGACGCGGGCCCGAGCGGCGGCGTCGGCCGTCCATCCGGGTTGGCCCTTGCGCTGCAGCAACAGGCCGGCGGGGATGACCAGCGAGCCGCCCAGGATCACCGGCGTAGCGGAGATGACGTGGCGCATAGCCAGCAGTTCCTTCTCGCGCGACTCGCGGCGGGCGGTGAGGTCATCGATGGTGCGGCGGACGTTCTCCAGCGTCAGGCGCACATCCTTGCCCGCGGCGATGTCGTCCTGCAGCTTGATGTAGCGGTCGGACCAGAAGCTGATTTCCCTGACCAGGCGCTCGTGGACGGCGGCCAGCGTCTTGTCCACGGTCTTCTCGCGGCGGGCACGGACCTCGTCGAAGTGCTCGGGCACGAGGTGCGTGGAGGCGTGGGCCAGCGCGACCTGCTCCAGATCCTTGGCGATCCAGGGCGCGGCCAGCACATCCTCGATCAGCGCCATGTCGGCCGGCGCCAGTGGTTCCAGGTCCAAGTGAGGTGCCCAGCCGGCGTTGATTGCGTTGCCCTTGGGGTCGATCTCGACGAACTGCATGCGGCGTGACACCACGTGCGTCGAGTCGGCGCCTTCCTTGACCGAGTGGTCGATGATGAACATCACCTTCGGGGTCAGGCCCATGTCGGCCGGGTCCACCAGCACGGCGCCTTGCTTGAGCTTGTTGCGGTGGGCTTCGAGCACCAGGTCGGTCACCGACTGCATCAGCGGGTGGGCTGGGTGCAGCAGGCTGGCCATCGGCGCGCCCACGCGGTCAAGCACGCGGACGTACTGCTTCTCGAAGCAGACGCGCTCGTAGCGGCGCAGTACGGGGTCGGCGTTGCGGCGGTCGCGCCCGGTGATCTGGCGGTCGCGCTCGCGGATGATGGCCGGGACATTGGTGATTTCGTAGCGGCCCGGTTCACGCGGGCGCAGCTCGCCCCCCAGCTGCTGGAAGGCCTGGGTGAAGAACGAGCGAATGAAGAAGGGCTGCAGCTTGCGGGCCTCGGCCTTCTCCATTTCCTCCTTCACAGCGAAGAGGCGCTTCTCGTCCATCACCTCTTCGCACAAGGCGTTGCGCTTGATGATGTCTTCGAGGTGGCGTGTGTCCAGCGCGCCCTCGACCTTGCGCAGCAGACGGGCACGGACTTCGGGGTCGGCGCCGTAGCGGATGGCCTCGATCAGCAGGTCTTTGAGGCTGCGATCTTCGAACACCTCGCCCAAGACGTCGAAGACACGGCCGCCCAGCGCCTCACGCTGGATCTCCAGCTTCTCGAACAGCCGCTGGAAGACGTCGCCCTCACGCGTCTCGGAAGCCACCATGTTCCACAGGTGGCAGATCTCTGTCTGGCCGATACGGTGGATGCGGCCAAAGCGCTGCTCCAGGCGGTTGGGGTTCCAGGGCAGGTCGTAGTTGACCATCAGGTTGGCGTTCTGCAGGTTCACGCCTTCGCCGGCCGCGTCAGTGGCGACGAGCACGCGCGCGGTCGGGTCGTTGCGGAACAACTCCTGCACCTTGCGGCGTTCTTCGCGCTTCACACCACCGTGGATCATCACCACGGCTTCCTCACTGCCGATCAGGCCACGGATCTTGGTGACCAGGTAGTTCAGCGTGTCACGGTGCTCGGTGAAGATGATCAGCTTGCGCTGGCGACCCACGGAATCGTGCATTTCGGGTGTGTCTTGCAGCAGGCGCGACAGCTCGTCCCACTTGCGGTCTTGGCCGGAGTGCACGACCTTGCGTGCCTGCTCTTCCAAGTCTTCGAGGATGATGATTTCGGCCTCGAGCTCCTGGATGGTCTGGGCGGCCGTGGCCTGGTCGACAACGGCTTCTTCGAAGTTCTCGTAGTCGTCAGGCGACAGGGCATCGGCCGACTCCCAAATGTCATCGGGCACACCGTTGGTGCCCGTGCCGACGAGCGTCTCGGCAAGCGACCTGCCGCGCTGGCCCAGCTTCTCTTCCTCGACCCGGCGCTTGAGCTTGTTACGGCGACGCTTGAGCGACTGGTAGATGGCCTCGGGGCTGGACGCGAGCCGGCGCTGCAGCGAAGTCAGGGCGAAGCCAACGGTACCTTTGCGGCCGCCGTCCGCCAGTTGATCCGCCCGGGCGAACTCGGTCTTCACGTAGTCCGTCACGGCGGCGTAGAGCGCTGCTTCGAGATCGGACAGCGCGTAGTTGCAGGTGTAGGCGCGGCGCTCCGGGAACAGCGGGGTGCCGTCGAACTTGAGCAGGTCCTCTTTGACCATGCGGCGCATGAGATCGGAGACGTCCACCTTATGCGCGCCGTCGCGGAACTTGCCGTAGAAGCGGTCGGCGTCCAGCAGCGACATGAAGAGCTGGAAGTCTTCTTCCTTGCCGTTGTGCGGCGTGGCCGTCATCAGCAGGAAGTGCCGCGTGATCGAGCCCAACAACTCGCCGAGCTGGAAGCGCTTGGTCTTGGTGATCTTGTTGCCGAAGTAGCTGGCCGACAGCTTGTGCGCTTCGTCGACGACCACCAGATCCCAGTGAGATAGGCGCAGCTTTTCCTGCAGGTCTTCGGCTCGGGAAAGTTGGTCGACGCGGGCGACCATCAGGTCGATATCGTCAAAGGGATTGCCGCTGCGGGACTGCTCGACCTGCTCCCGCGAGAACAGCGAGAACGTCAGGCCGAACTTCTCGAACATTTCGTCCTGCCACTGCTCGACCAGGCTGCCGGGGGCGACGATCAGCACGCGCTTGGCATCGGCGCGCATCAGCAGTTCGCGGATGAACAGGCCGGCCATGATGGTCTTGCCGGCGCCGGGGTCGTCTGCCAGCACGTAGCGCAGCGGCTGGCGCGGCAACATCGACTCGTAGACGGCCGTGATCTGGTGCGGCAGCGGCTCCACGTTCGACGTGTGCACCGCCATCATCGGATCAAAGAGGTGGGCCAGGTTGATCCGGTAGGCCTCGGCCGCGAGCTTGAACTCCTCGCCCGGCGCATCGAAGGCCCAGGGGCGTCCTGACTCAGCCAGCGACAGCTTGGCCTCGTCGGTGCGGAACAGCATCCGCTCCAGCAGCTTGCCGTCGGCGGTCTTGTAGTAGACGGTCAGGGCGTTGTCACCGACC